CTGAATCACCAGTAGCTCCAGTAGCTACAGCTGGGTTTGCATTTACTCCAACAGCAGCGGCAGCAGCTACAGGCGCAGTAACATCGTATCTATTTAATATAAACATAATTAACCTCTTTAAGATATAGTTGTGAATGAATGAACTACACCATACTCAACTAGATTATTGTTGTTTCCTCTAACACCTCTAGCCTTTGATGGATATTTCAGTAACTTAAGTCCGCTGATTTCATTATGAGCAAGACCTTTATACAATTCGTAGTCTGTAGAACTTCTGAAAGTAAAGGTTGGAGTTTGACCCATACCAAAACCAACAGCAGCAGCACCGCAGAAAAGAGAGTAAGCATAAATTTGACCAGCAGCATTGGTAATAAGGAAATTGCTAAGTTCTGGTATAACAATCACCATTACACCCTCAATAGTTCCTTTGTACATAGAACCATAAAGAATTGATGGTTGATCTTGATTCTCAATTACACCTCTATTTACTTGAGCTTGCCATACTGGATCAGCTGCTAGCTTATTGTATGTTTCAGGAGCTATAAAGAGTACATAACGCTTATCTTCGAAGCCCATATGAGTTTTATATTTATAAGGTCTAATAGAAGATTCTTTTACTGTATAAGTAGCATTGGTTATTGGCAAACTTTGACCAGTTGCAGCTTGGTTAAACAACTGACGTATATGTGATACATTCATTGTATTTGTAGCTACTGGGAAATTACCAACTACTAAAGCTGTGGCAAGATCTCCATAAGTAGTTCTAGCATTACCATTAGCAAGATTCGGATCTCCAATTAATATTCTAGATCTAGAAATGCCACCTGCTGCTTGATCTAATCTAGATGCAAGTATTCTAGCTCTTAAATCAGAATAACTAAATTGCTGATTTAAACTAGGGTTTACGCCAGCTGCACCACCATCAAAAGCAAGTGCAAAAGATTGTAGAATTCTTTTTGTATTAAGCAGATCAGCTTGAGAAAGTAAATCAGCTCTAACGTCAGATTCTAATTGAAACTTGGTTTGTAAGCTCATAAGTTGAACATCAGTAAGCAATGTTGCAAATCTTATTCTGCCAACATCTACCATGTCGCTTACATAAGTTAATTCTTGCTCGTTACCCTCTAATTGCTCATTGCCAATTGCAACAGCAGGATCAAAAGTTTGTCTTAATGGAAATATAATACGATCTCCATCGCCTTTATTTTCCATTTTATTATAAATAACAGCATCACTACCACCCATAAAACGGGCAAAGTTAGTAACGTTGCGATAATCCTGTAAATACGGGATTAATACATTTTTCTCAAACAGCTCGTTTTGAAAAATATTATTACGGTCGAATGTCGCCATTTTAAATTACCTTTCTTTTTTTGAATGTTAAAAAATATTAATTTTAAGCAAAAAACCTAAAATTTTATTAATTAAATTCCAAGAACGGGAGAAATCTTTTAAAGAAAAGCTATATTAGAGGGAGAAATTATTATCAATAATAATAAAATGCCTCTCTTCCTTTAGCAAGAAATGCCATTGTCTCTAATTTTGCCAAATATCAGCAAAGCTTTTAGCTTGTTTCGTACTCGCAAGGTTAGAAACTTTAGAATTTATTGATCTATTATGCACTATTCCCTCTGTAGTGTCAATCTCGCTTTCAAGCTGTTTATTACGCTTTTCCAGCTTTTCTATTTTAGCATGTAAAGACTTGATAAATGGAATAATACCACCACTTTTTGTAGCACCTTTATAAACTGTTTCGTAAATCTCTGAACCAGTAGTAATTATATGATCAATCGCCACTTCTGGACTTTCTTCCTGTATATAATTAACTATTTTTTCTTGTTCATCTTGCGGTAATAGCGGAAAGAATCCAAAAAAAGCTTGGTATTTTTCATCTAATTCCGAATCTTTATTATATTTTTTAAATATATTAAACTCCTTATCAAGATTAGCTTTAAGCACAGCATAAGAATTATTTTTTGCACTTTCTAGTGGCTCTTCTTCATTCATCACAGCTTCATCAAAAGCTTTTAATGCTAAGCCCGCTTCATCTTCATTTATAAGGGCTTCTTCTTTTAACTTAGATAAAAATTCAGTTACTTTCTTTTTAGCATTAATAAAAGCAGCATTTTTCTTATGTCCCCAAGATTTTGCATCGCTTAGTTGCTTTTTTAATGATTCGTATTCAACCTTTAAATCAGCTTTTAACAGTCCTTTTTGCTGCTTTTCTTCGATTTCTGATTCTTCTGATGTTTTTTCTCGTTCTTCTCGTATTTCTTGTCTTTCTTCATCTTTAACCTCTACTTTTTTTGATTCTTCTATTTCTGGTATTTGTTCTTGCGACTTCTCCTCTTTACTTTCTATTTCTCCTAAAAAAATTTTAGCAAAAGCATCATCTATTTTATTTTTATTTTCGGTCATGTAATTATTCTTTTTGATTATTTTGTGGTTTTTCCTGCTGATTTTCCCCTTGTCCCTGCATCATTTTTATAAATGCTTCATTTAAGGCATAACTATCAGATTCGCTAAAGCCTAATTTCTTTAAGAAAAGTGGCTCTGATAGAATAAATGCTGGGTTAGGACTATTAAGCAATGCTTCAAATTTAGCCGCTTCTTCTTCGTGGCTACTTGCAAAATTAGGCGCAAAATCAGCAAAGATTTCAAAATTAATAGTAGAGATTTCATCACTTAAATATCCAGTATTAAATTTGTTGTTCTTATAGTAATTAAACGCATATTGGAGGTCTTTAATACCTCTGATTGTATCAAGAATTAATTGCCCCTCGGAAAACAACATATGTTCATAAGTTGCATGTAAAGGGTTTTGAGTTCTTGCAGCATTAACTGCTCTTGCTTGAATAGCAACACCGCTTACTGCATTAGTTTGCTCTCCCTTTAATTCATCAAATAATTGGGTTCTTTGTTCAAACTCTAGATCAATTCTAGTTAGCGTTCGCTCTAAAAATGGCAATAATGTTTCCGAATTAATTAACTGTACTTGATGAGGATTTTTAGTAAAAATCATTCCATCACGTCTATTAAGCTCACCTCGAAGTATTGGCCGCATCTTCTCGAGATTCACATTATCCTCATCAATAATTAAATATTTTGAATTAAGACCATGAATTGTTTTAGTCCATACATAATTTAAACATGTAGAAAGAGGAATAAGCCCATCAACTACGCCATAAGGAATACTTAAATAGTTTCTTTTTAAACATAATGGTATTAATGGGAAATGTTTTTGATTAGGTATTTGACCATCAATAGCTCCATGTTCCAGTAGTACATCGGCACAAAATACACCTTTCCAAATTTGCGTTCCCTCTAGTTCTTTTACATTAGAACCTTTTACTTTCCTACTTTCTGCTATTTCTTTATCAAAGGTAGAAAAGTATTGCTCGGTTACAACTCCGTCAGGAGTCTCTGGAGGAAAAGCAACTATTGCCTCATAATATTTAACGTTCTTTTTATAGTATACTTCAACAATACGTGCTGACCTACCAAGTACCCATAATTCTTCTAACCCGTCCCCATGATTTAAATCAGAATAAGGAATATAATCATCTCTAATTGCTCCTGCCCCACCACTTGCAAATTCTCCTGTGGAATTAGTGCCAGCAGGCTTGCCAATCAAATTATCAAAATATTCGGCATATTTAGGATAGCGTTTTTTTAATTTTGTTCCGTTAACAAAATAACTGCGGCAAACAAATTGGGAGTCTTCCATTCTTGCAGTCTGGTCATCTGGATCAAAATAAATTTCTCGTGGGTCTACATAATCATAAAAAAAAGTACATGTGCTATCTGGTTCATAGCCAAAATGAGACCATCCAAGACCTCCTATTAAAGCATCCGTGTATTTCTGAGTAGATTTATTTTGAAAATCATTTTGCGCCTGAATAACATAAAGCATATTATTTAAATATTCAGCAAGTACATCATGTTTTTTAAGTGAGGTAGTAGCTTTATAAGCTATTCTTTTCCTTGCTGCTATTTGCAGAGATGTATAAGTTGTAACTATAGGCTCTATTCTATTGACAACAAAAGGCATAGCTCCAACGTCTGCAAATTCCCGCTTCAATTCCTCA